AGTTTTTTTAGGTTTTCTTTTCTTGCTTCCTCCAGATGTATCTCTTAATAATGTTAAAATTTCTGTTGGTATTTCATTAGTTATTTCATCATTTATCTTGAATTTTATTTTTTTATTATCTGTAATATGGGAGTTTATAATATTTAAAAAATCTAAATACAACTGTTTAATATTTAAAATTTTAGCATTGTATGTTGTTTTAAAATTATTAAGAGCTTTTTTAACATTATCATTACAGCCAAAAAAACAAAGCATTATAATAGCTTGAATTCGCGATGATATTATTTTTAATAAATCCTTTAATGTAGAATAATTTATATCTATCCCTAAACCTATAATTGACAAAGTATATTTGATAGGAATGTCATTATTTTTACTAAATTTAAGCATATATTTTCCTTTATCATCTACCAAATAGATTGTTAATACTTCTATCAGTTTATTAACTTTTTCAAATAAAATATTTTGTTTTTCTTCTTCAGTTAGGGATTTTTTAGCAAATATTACTTTTTCAGGTTCATTTTCTTTTTTTTGTTCTTGATTTTCCGGATTTTGACCAAATAATGCTCTTGTATATTCAGTATATTCTAATACTTTGTGTAGATTTATTACAAGATCTTTAACCTTATCATCTATTTTATATAAATAGTCAGTATTTTTTCCGGTGCTTGATATATTAGAATTTTTATTTTCAATTTTTTCTACATCTGCTAAAACTTTCTCTTCTAATTCGTCTAAATTTTTGCTTACTGCATCTTCTACTGCAGTTACTAAATCTGATTTATTTTTTTTACCTACAATAGATATTTTAACACTCTTAATTGCTTCCTTAATTCTTTCTTTTATTGTTTTCTTTTCAGTATTTTCTGTGTTTGCTGTGTTTGCTGTGTTTGCTGTGTTTGCTGTGTTTGCTGTGTTTGCTTTGTTTGCTGTGTTTGCTGCAATTATAGCTTTTGCACGGGTTTGTATTTTTGCCTCTTCAGTATATGATCTTGCTCTTTGGGTTCTATTCTTTTTAACTGTTGTAAGTCGCAATGAATTCATTATCTATAATAATATGAAGAAAATTTAACCAAAATCCATTTAAATTTATATAAAAAATGATGCATTATAGTAAAATAATCTTAATGTCCAAATTTATAAAGTTTATTCTTTTAAGATTAAAAGAGGCAATGCAATCAAAAGACAGAGATGAAATTATTTTTCGTAATAGATTTGATAAAAAAATGCAGAAACTATTTACAACATTACCAAAACCCACACCTATTTGTAATAAAAATATTAAAAAAATAAAAAATATATAACATAGAGATTACTGTACATTGCCTGATGGCTGCCAGATGGCGGCGTTGTGTCTTTTAGACTTTGTAAATGTTAGCGTTCTTGCTATGAACTTTTTCCCATTTATTACCTGTCCATCCTTCAATCATAACATCTTTATATTCCCCAATAAGTTCACTGCAAGCATACATAAGGAACTCTCTTGTATCAATGCGATTAAGGTTGGTAGTATATGAAATCTCTTTATCTATACAATACGCTTTAATAAACTTCAAGAAATGCTCCCTGTTCAAATTCTTAATTAACTTATATACAATTGTTTCATTTGGCAACTCTGTTTTATCAACCATAATTCGGTTTGTGATATTAAACCCTAAATTATAAATGTCATCATAATTATCAAGATCAATTTTATATATTCCCTGATACTTTTCCAAATTTGAAAGATAATTGCATAGAATACGCATAGAATAGTAGTAGACATCACAGTCTCCATATATCTTGTCATGGGCAACAGTGCGGTTGTTGTAGTTATAAGGAAAGGTAAACATTTCTGTTGTTTATACTTGTTGATGTGTTGGTCTTGTTTGGTCTTGTTTGGTCTTGTTTGGTCTTGTTTGGTCTTGTTTGGTCTTGTTTGGTCTTGTTTGGTCTTGTTTGGTCTTGTTTGGTCTTTGTATTTGCTTGGTTTGTTGGTTGGCTTTAATGTAATCAATCAAACATTAAAGTCAATTTTTATATTTTGATATCTTTAATAGGACAAATTTATTATAAAAATTGATGCATTAATTTATCTATTAATATTTGCATAAATATGAATATTCTTAAAGCAGCCGCATATACAGTATCTAATTTATTTTCATATTCTCAAAATGATATTGAAGATATTGAAGATATTGAAAATACACATATACACTGCAATAATCACAAAGAATATAAGGATAACAGTATTTTTAATGGATTGCAAGAGAGCATAACTGTTGAGTTTGAAAACAATATTGAAAATTTTAAAACAAACAGTGATATTGATAAGTTTAAAAAAAATATTCAAAAAAAGTATAAATATACTTTGTCAAATGCCGAGTTTATCAAGATATATAAGTATCTTAATTTAGAAAACCAGCAATTACGCAATCTAATAACTAAAAAGAAATGCAAGTCAAATTCAGGAGTTCTTGTAATAACTGTGTTGACATCCGCACATCCTCAGTATATTGATGAAGATGGCAAAGTTAAAACAGCGCGTTTTTCTTGTAAACACGATTGTGCATATTGCCCGAATGAACCAGCCCATGAAGGAAATAATTGGGTCGCACAACCAAGAAGTTATCTATACTCTGAACCTGCAGTATTGCGAGCAAATGCCAATGATTTTGATCCTATAAAGCAAATGAACTCGCGATTATCCACGCTTATTAGAATGGGGCATATACCAGATAAATTGGAAATCATTGTATTAGGAGGTACCTGGTGTGAATATCCACGAGACTACCAAGATCGCTTTATAACTGAGTTATATTACTCTGCAAATATTTATTTTGATAGTGAACCAAAGCGTCCTAAGAAATCATTAGAAGAAGAAATAGAAATTAATGAAACTGCTAAAATTCATATTATTGGACTAACTTTGGAAACACGACCTGATACTATAACAATTGATGAGATAGCCAACTTTCGCCGATATAATTGCACGCGAATACAATTGGGTGTTCAGCATACCCATAATACAGTATTAAAAAAAATTAATAGAGGACACACAATTGAATGTGCATATGACGCAATTAAACTTCTTAAAAATAATTGCTACAAGGTTGACATCCATATTATGCCAAATCTTCCTGGCGCATCTTATGATATTGACAAAGTAATGCTTGATGAAGTATTATATGATGAAAGAATACAAGTAGATCAGTATAAAATATATCCTACAGCAATAGTCCCTTTTACAAAAATAAAGAAATGGTTTGACGAAGGTACATATATTCCTTACGATGACCTGTTATTATATGAACTTATTAAAGATTTTAAAAAGAAAGTTCAAAAATATAAGCGACTTAATAGAATTATTCGTGATATTCCAGGACATTACATAGAAGGTGGTTATTCAACTAAGTTTGTAAATATGAGGCAACTGCTGCAAGATGATATGCGGTTAAATAATTGGGGATGTAAATGTATTAGATGTCGTGAAATTAAAGGAAACAGTGCATCACTTGATAATATTAAATTAAATATTGAAAAATATAGGGCTTCCGAAGGCGATGAATATCATATTAGTTTTGATACTGATTGCGATAAAAATTACTTAGTAGGTTTTTTACGACTTCGTTTAAATAATGTCAGTAATTCACTTGTATTACCAAGTATTAAAGGGTGTGCTTTGATAAGAGAATTACATGTATATTCAAATTTAAGTAATGTAGGGGATAATATTGAGGGATCTCTGCAACACAAAGGGTTTGGTAGGCAACTTGTAGCAAAGGCTGAAGAATTGGCAATTACTAATGGTTATAAAAAGATAGCTATAATTAGTGGTACAGGTGTTAGAGAATACTATAAAAAACTTGGATATAATTTAATTGACACTTATATGATAAAAATATTTGAATAGATATTTATTTATCTATACATATTTGTATGAATTGCCATAGAATTATGATTGAATGTGCGATCAGTATTACAATACATATTATTGCAATGGATAAAATCAATACCATTATAATATAATATATATGCTATAGCGAGGTCTTCGGTTGTATATGGATATGAATCAGTTTTTTCATCATAATGCAAAATATTATAGTTGATATTTTCCATATGATTAATTAATATTTTACAGGATTTATTAGAAAAATATAATATAGGTCCGTGTATAAATACAGGGGTACTTGGATGTTTAGTATATTTGGAAATATCAATATCTTTCATATTATGTAAGGGATTGTCAAAATCTTCTGGATGATCTTTGTAATAATATACAAAATGCAGAGATGCTGATGTTTTATTTTTATATTTTTCAAAATCATGTTCAAACATACTTTTACCAGTAGAACAATTGCCTAAAAAATCAATTTCACCTATATTATTTTTTATTTTGTATTGTTTTGGAGCTTTCAAGAAAGATTGCAACAATTCTTCATTAAATATTAAGTCATCGCCCGAACGCAATACACCATCCTTAATATCATAAATTTTATAAAGATATTTTAATGCAAGCACTAATTTTTTCAATAAATGAAAATACGAATCTTCACATTTAATAGTCATTAAATTTCCTTCAAGTTTATAGTCATCATCTATAAAAAGATCACCTATTACATAGATTACTTTCCAGTTTCCATAATTATCTTTGGGAAGTTTAAATTTTTTAAATCTTGTATCCAAATATTTATGACAAGTTAATATAAGAATAATACCATCTACTTTGATCTTCATATATTTTATATGTATTTATTCTATTATTCTGTAACCCTCTTATATCCTTTTATTTATTCATATTTGTATGAATTGCGATTACATCATTATTATAGTAAGGGTAATCGTGATACATATTAATCCAATGTATAAAACTTATTTTATTATAATACAATATATATGATACGGCGCAATCCTCAATAGTATATGGATATGAATCTGTATATTTGTCGTAATGAAATATATTATATTTAATATTATTCAAATGATCAATTAATATTTTACAAGATTTATTGGATAGGTAATACATAATACCACAGGGTCCTACAGGAATATGAGGACGCTTAGTATATTTAGAAATATCAACACCTTTAAGATTATGTAATGGATTATCAAAGTCTTCAGGATGATCTATATAGTAATTTACCATAAATTTATCATTTGTAGTTGTTTTAATATCAGCATCAGATATTTCATGAGAAAGCAAGCTTTTGCCAGATGGCGACCTGCCTAAGAAATCAATGTCTTCTGTATAATTCTCACAATTCTTGATATACTGCCTTTTTTTTGGAGTTTCCAAAAAGGATTGTAGCAAGTCTTCGTTAAATATCAAGTCATCACCACATCGCAAGACGCCTTCCTTTATATCATAAATTTCATAAAGATATTTTAAGGTCATTACTAATTTTTTCAATAAGTGAATATAGGAGTCCTCGCATTTAATAGTCATAAAGTTGCCTTCCAGTTTATAGTCGCCCTCTATAAAAAGATCGCCAATTACATAGATTACTTTCCAGTTTCCATAATTATCTTTAGGAAGTCTAAAATGTTTAAGGCGTGTATTTAAATGTTTATGGCAACTTAATACAAGAATAATTCCATCAACTTTAATCATATTAATATATATTAATTATATCTTATATTTAAATACTTTGTTTTTTCTTTATAGGTTTCTTTGTCTTCTCAGGAGGTTTTTGATTATGACCTAATAATTCTTTAAGACCTCCAATGAACTTGCCATTTTTGAATATCATTGGAAAATGAAAATACGGGATTATTGTATATTGTTTTATAAAATTATAAAAGTTATCTCGCTCTCTACAAGTTGTAATAAACTTATCACAATTTATAGTAATACACTTCTGTGCTTTTAGCTTATTAATGTGATCCTTTGCCATAACACAATATTTGCATTTTGATATACTATATATTGTATAGTCGGTAATTGATGGTTTCTTATATGTATCCATTGCAAATATTATCTACTTATACTAATAGATAATAACCATAAAGTATGCAATCGGCAAATGTACAAAATAGTGCATTGGGGATAAAAAAACCCGCACCTAAAACCAAAGTAACAGCGAGTAAAGTAGCAGCAAGTAAAGTAGCAGCAAGTAAAGTAGCTAAATCATCTATAAAAGATGGATATGACTTATCTACTAAGCCATCGCAAGAAATGTTGGATCGTTCAAAGGCAATTAAAGATGAAGAAGAAAAATATCCTATAGTAGACGAAGAATGGATTTTGTTTTTTTGTGAATATTTTCAATACATAGATGACAATATAGATGATTGTTTAAAGTTGCTTCCTGATAATGCACCTTTAAAAGCTTTATTAAGCAAATCACAAACACTTCCATTTTTAGAAGGCGGATATGATAATGAGTTAAAAAATGATGAACATTTAGATAATAATATTGGATATTATAACCTATTATTTACTCAATTTAAAGAAGGAACAAATAAATTAAAAGACTGTCCTAAAATTAATTTATTATTGATGTACATAGGTGCCGCAATATTAAGACTTGCAAAAAATAAAGAGAGCTCTATAGATAATTTAATAAACTTTTATAGAAGAATTGCAGTTATTTTAGAATTAGCAGTATATCCTGAAGTATTTTTATTTCGTTTTCAAGATCATAACACTGCGCCAGGTATATGGATAAGAAAACAAGAATATTTTGGAGTAATACCAATAGGTGAAAGAAGGGACTATTATAAAAGATTTGATGCGGGACTAAGAGGATTTGTAAGGAATTACATTCGTAGATTAATTATTTATATGAGAGTTAAACAAACTTTCTACCCTTTAGCCTATGAAAATCCTTATATTTGGAGTCAAAACCCTATAATTGCATTACAAAATTTACCACTGCCAATTGGTGGTGTATATAAATATAATGAACCAGAAGATGATTATCATATAAGTAGCCATGATTGGAAATATATTCCTGACTTTTTATTACAGAATGATGTCTTACATTCGGAAGAAAAAGATTATATAGATCCAAAAGAATGGAATAAACCACCACCTGACTGGTGGATAGAAAGAACTAAAAAGCTATTGGGATTTAGTTGGTGGAAGAAAGGAGTAGATGTTGGAAAAAAAGGAAAAGCATTAGAAGGAACTAAAGCAATTGTAAAATGGAAACAATTAAATGGTATATTGCCTGGTAATTATGATGATATTGCTCACATTTGGGATATTGAATACAAAAAATATACTTCTGGTAAGAAGTTTGTTGCTACTGTTGCTGCTGATGATGCTGAAGCGGATGCTATTGCTGCTAAGACAGCTATGTCTATTGGAGGCAATAGATCTAAAAGTAAAAGCAAAGCTAAAGTTGAAACTGTAAATAAAGAGTTTCAATTAAAAAAATTACCTAAAACACCTACAAAACCTAAAACACCCAAACCACCCAAACCACCTAAAACACCTAAAACAGCTACAACGCCTAAAACACCCAAACCGCCTACAAAACCTAAAACAGCTACGACTCCTATAATACCCAAACCACCTACAAAACCCAAAACAGCTACAAAATCTTCAAGAAAACCGAGATTGGCTACTATAGCACGCGCTATTACAGTGTAATATTAGAATAGATTTTTTACTTTTTAGTTTTTCTCCATTCCACACCAATTTTTTTCATAATTTGTGGAGCACTATCATTGGGGAATTTCTTGTGAAGCTCCTTATACATCTTCTTTACAAATTTGTTATAGGGTGTTAGCTTGCGTTTCTTAGCACCTCCAACACTTGCAGCAGAACAACTTTCAGCCATATGATATATCTTTCTAATATAATATGATATAAAAAATATTTTGTCTGTATATTACAAAATAATTCAAACAATTATCATATAATACTTTTCCTAATTATTAAATATATCCTCCTTATATCTATTTAAGGTTAAAGTTGTTTTGAATAATTCTGCTAATATTTTTCCGCAATAATCTCTAAAGTCTTCAAAAGGCGCTGTCTTCCTATTATCAAATATCGCAGTAGTATTTAGTAATACTTGAACTATATTAGAGCTGCTTGGTATTTTATGACATTTGAAATTAAAATATAATATACGATATTCAATACCCAAATATTTATCTCTTAAGTAATTTTCTAATTCAAGCATTTCATTAAAAATAGCGTCATTTAAATCATCATTACGATAAGCTTCTTCGTATAAATAATCTTCATTTATATAAACAAAATATTTTGTATTCGGTTCAATAATAACCTTGTTAAACCTTTCAATTCTCCTATTATATTCTTCAATACCTGCAGTTATATCGGAATTAAAATGCTTTAGTGATACATTATATTTATTATGAAATATATTTCGGTGTACATCAGGTATAAAATCCTCAAAATTATTTTCTAATATCTCTTTAATTTTTTTAGGATACAATGGTATCACCCAATCAAATGGAAGCGAATATTTACGAAGATTGCTATATTTGCAAGCAAGCGCCGAAGAACATCTATGACCAAATGGTATTACATTGTATTCATCACAAAAATCTACAATTACTAAATTATTAGGGTTATTTATAGTATATGAAAATAAACTATTCATTTTTGGTTCTACATTCTGTACATCATGTACATCCCTAATATCCTCAAAAGACAATTTATTATAAGCGCCTTTACTTACTGCATCAGGGTTATTTGTCCTTATATAAGCGACAGCTTGTAAGCAGGCATCACATAAATCGTCTTTTTTTTTGTTATTTTCAAAAATATTACATAAACTCTCATCGTCTTTAATATAATGCTTGCATATTTCAATACTGGTTTGTTTGTTCATTTTATATTTATCACTACGAAATCCTTTAGAGTTTTTAGTCTTTTTTGTTTCATCCATCTTAATTTGTATGTCGGGTTTATAGTCATGTGTTTTGGTCTTTAGTGATGCATTAACAAGAACCACATTATCTATCATTTTATCCCAGTATTTTAAGAGACTGAAATAGCAGTATATAATATATTGGATTGTTTTCATTATTCCATTTAGGTTTGATGGCTGGTTCTCAATCAATACATAATTAATACTGTCAATTCCTTTACCTTTTAAATAACCAATAATATTGTCAAGTTCTATGTATATTCGCTCTGCAATATCATCAATTCCTTTGATATCCTTCTTTTTATCTGCCAATGCTATTATTCTCCAATCTATTATCTGTATTTCTTCAGCAGCTTCAGCGGTCTGTTTTAAAATACAGAGGGCAAGATTTTTAATACCAATGTCAAAACTTATATATATCATTTTAACAGATATATATAGTAGAAAACATATATTTATATATTGATTGCATTCCTTTACATTCCTTTACAAACATTTATGTAACATATTGATATTTTTTTTATTGAATACAGTTATATTATGGTGTTTAATCAAAGTTGCAAGATTTAACCAGAATGAATCGTTTGTATATTTATTATTATATTTATTTATCTTTCTATATTTTCTATAGAGCCATCTATGTAATTTCTCTAATATTATAGTATTTGAAGGATTATTTTTAATATATAGTTTTTTATTTGAGATTAATTTTGAAACAAAATGCTTCAGTTCAGATATTTTAGCATATTCTTGTGGAATGTTCTCCCACAAATTATGAAACTTTAGATAATCATATGTTGGGCAAATTAGAAGGTGATCAGTATAATCTACAAATGTTGGATTATTATCTATAATAATTATATTATTAGCTATTGAATGCGTCTTTGGCATTTTTATTGACTTTAATAATTGAGGCATTATTTTATTTACAGACTTTTTAATATTACCGGACGCATCTTTTAAGCAATTATCTCTTGTAAATATAGGTCGGTTGAACTTAATATTATTTTGCTTTTCTATAATTAATATTTCTTTATTTGCCCAGGTTTTTTCTGAAGCTGTATAAATAAAGAAAAAACTATTTGGAAACTTCTTTTTCATCTCTGTCATAAATGTAGTAAAATGAGGTCTTAATAATTTAGATTGCATATCATAGCAGTTGTCAAGCATCTTATCACACAATGATTTATATTTTACGAGATTTCCTAATTGTATATTATTGTTTTTTAATATAATATTTTTTTTTATTATTTCCTGTATATTATAAATATCACATTGATAACTACAATCACCTATAATAGTTCCATCTAAATCTAAGAGGAATATATATGGTTCTTCATTATTATTCATTATAATACTATAATAATAATATATATAATTATATAATTATATATAATATATTAGAATGGATCTACTATTAAAAAAAACACTTGAACTTGCTCAAACAAAGGGAAAGAAAAACAAAGTTAAACCAATGCAACAACAAAATAGATTATCAGGGGGAGTATATATGAGAGGATTACATCAATATCAATATCCTATTCATAGAAATAATCAAAGAGTTGCATTTGAAGTACAGCATCAACCTATGCGGCTCCATCCTCGTTCTGTAACAGCCAATAGAAGAGCATACACTGCGTATACTCAGTATCCGCAGCATCCGCAGCATCCGCATCTGCGTAATAGAATTCAAACTGTTGATGAATTATGTATTAACGAAGGATATAGAAAACCTAAAACTTTTACAAATATTGCACCAGTATTACTTAGAAGAGTTAAAATGAACACCTCGCAATTTCCCAGAGTACGACGAGTATCTCAAGTACCCCGAGTATCACAATCTCCCCGAGTATCTCAAGTACCCCGAGTATTAAAAACAAGACCAGCAACAAGACATTAACCGACAAGATCAGTTATATAATTCGCTGTTTTCTCGCAGCCTTACTTTATTTTTATTATATAATAACTCTTTTCGCTTATCAATATACTCAGCCATACTACTAAATCCATATAATATCATTTCATCAACTTGATCACTTGATAATTCTAAACAAACACCTTTTCTATTGACTATGACATTCATAGAATGCTGCAATGTTATATTTTTAGGCATAAAATAATACTCCTTATCTTCATCTTTTATCTCCCCTATTGTTACTTGATTAACGCGTAATATTTCAAACATTCTACAAATTTGTCTTAATATGAAAAAAATATTTATCTTTGTCTTAGGAGGCTTATATTTTTCTCTTTCCTTATATAATACCATTCCAATTATATTTTCTTGGGATATATGTGAGAATATTTTCATAGGAAAGTTATTTGTAAATGCGCCATCATAATAATATTCACCATCAATCACAATAGGGTTAAATATCAATGGTATAGCCATTGATGCTTCACATGCAGTAAATATTGATATATCAGGAGTATCCTCAATAGAAAAAATACGATTCTCGCATCTATTAATATTTGTAGTTGAAAAATATAAATTAATTCCAAACTTTTTAGAAGCCTCCTTAAAAGTTATGTCTTTCATTTCAGGATATTTGATACGCAATATTTTTCTTAAATGTTCCATAAAATGTGATATAGAGCATAAACCTAAGTTTGATATAAGTCTATAATAATTCTTAGTGGGTATATTGCATAGATTAGTATCACCTATAGAATTATAAATAATTGTCTCTATTTCTTCAATTGTAAGCTTGAAAGTAATAAAAAGAGCTACAAATGAACCTATTGAATTTGCTGCAATATGTGTAATGTTTTTATGTAAATTTTCAATATATAAATATCTAAGCGCACCTATGAATATTACACCTCGCATACCTCCCCCAGATAAAACAAGATGTGTAATATTCAATGTATCCATAAAGATATAGACAATATATTTTTGTTTCTATAATATCTTTATATATTTGAATTATACTCACAAATATCCACATTATAATATATAAGCGCCTCCTTTGCTGCGTTATTCTCTGCCTCCTTCTTATTATTACCAGTAGATGTAGCAATAATTGCGTTGTTCCTATCTTTTATACAATAGGTGAATACACGAACATTATCTTTCATCAATATCTTGACTTCGTAAAATTTAGGTATATCTTGGAGGTTATGCATCATATAAGATACAAGCATATCCTTATAATTATTCTTAATTCTAATTAATTCGCAAAAGTCAATATAATTTTCTATAATATATATAATAAAACTCTCAACTATGAAGTAGCCAGCTCCCGTAAAAGGAGATATATTAATACTGTTCGGTAGCAGAACCTTGTCGCTCTCCGTTTGAAAATCAAGGAATAGAGCGCCTATAAACGCCTCAAATATGTCCTCCATAATTTTAAAATTATTTCGGCCACCTGATTCCTCAACTTGCTTAGATATTATAGCAAACTTTGGAAAACCTATTTTGTCTGACAAATAACCAAGCATTCGGCCATTCACTATTTTTGTCCTAATTTTTGAAAGAAACCCCTCGTTCTGGTCTGGAAATCTATTATACAAATAATTTGCTACAATCATACCTATTAGTGAATCACCAAGAAATTCAAGGCGTTCATAAGACATATCCTGTAGTGGCAAGCAATCACCAGGACAGTTAATATTACTTTTATCAAAATCAATATTTTTCATTGTACAGTATGATTTATGAACAAATGCAACGCGATACAAATCAATATTTTTAAACTTTATGTTATTTAACCCATTATTATTAAATATCTCAATCAAGTCATTGCTTTGAAGGAGAACATTCTTATTATTATAGGGCTGATTTATGATTTCAACATCCTTTGTTTTGTTATGTATCCCTTGTATGCGTTTCATTTTAAAAGTAATAATAAGTTATTTACTAATATATTAATATCAGTTTTTTATTATATCATTTTATTATATAAATATTAATTGTTTATTTCTTTTAAATAGAATAAAATAGACTTATATATAGTATAATGGATGATTTTATTATTCAAGGCACTGAACCAATTATTAAAGTTGATTCATTAGGTATCGGGATTAATACGATAGGAGATATTCAGCGTTTAACATTAGATAACAACGAATATTTAGTGGTAGGAGATGGACAAGGAACCGCAGACTATAATAGCAATCAATATGATACTAAATGGAATATGTATGTTAATCATCAGGGTGTCGCTATAAATACTACTCGTAATATTAACTCTAATTATCGGGATCCCAATGCATCACTTTATATTAATAGAAATATTCAGTGTGATGGTATGATTAGTGCACATGGAATACAATTTAGCAATATATCTATTAAAGGAGAAATTGGTAGTAATACTGTAACAGATCTCATAAAAAGTATTAATGTTCTATCGCAATCACAGCCCTTTAAAACTGGTATTGTAACATATTTTAACAATTTATATGATGTCAAGTATCCTGTTAATAATATATATACGCCAAATTATCTAACATTAGGCGGCTTAGTTGACACCGCATATAATCAGCATCCTTTGAATATCAATTCAACGCCTAACAACGACTTTCACAATATTCATTTAGCACTCCGAAATGACACATATAATACCACCACCAAAGAATTATCAAAGCTTAGCATTGGTATTATTGGCGGGAGTAACATATCACCTGCTGTTATTGCAACAACAAAAGGGATGCCCTTAGAATTTCATGTTAATAAATCTTCGGCAGAGATTAATTCGCTATATAATAGGAATGCAGTCCCTTCATATTTAAATGACACACAATATGCTGCTATGACAATTGATAACAATGGAAATGTATGTATTGGAAAAAATTTGGCAGATTATATGACATATTACAAGAATGTATTAAATAACGGCGTTAGTTCAAATATAACTATTAATAAGCAGACACGATTTGATGTGAGAGGGACTGCTAAGTTTGATGATATCATTATATTTGATAATTTTACAAATGATTATAAGCATATGGACTCCGTGTATATTCGCGCAGATGGCGTGGGAATTATTAGACCATCACAGATAAGTGCTGGAACATTTTATGGTTGCAATTATTCATTTAATAATATATCAGTAAATAATGGAATAAATTCTAAATATATTACTGTATCAGATAGGTTAGATGTTGATGGCGCAAATGTTGAAAATATTGTCATAAATAATAGTGCAGTTTTTAAGGGAGACATAAATTTTCTCAATACGACAACATTATCAATGAATAGATTGAATGTTGAAAATGATTTATTTGTAGGTGGTATTCGCATTAATCCTATAAATATTAGTGACGAGACATTAGGATATACGACAATAACCAGCAATACTGATAATGGTAACAAATACTTCTTTACATATGTCCATAGCAATATAGCAAATCTTGATGCTAATCGTAATATAAGTTTTCCTAATAAATTGAGCGTTGGCCCTAATTTAGGTGAAGGATTTACTGGTGTTGTTAACATATTTAAAACAAAAAGTTCAAATAATAATTTTGAGGTCATTATGCAGGAAAAAGTAAATGCCGACTATTATATTGCAAATGTCGGGCGGCTTTCTTACCTGGATTTCTACGATAATAGTTTGTTAATCAATACTAATAATATTGAAGGCAAAAAGCATAATATATATTTTTATCCTTCTTATGATATTACAAAATTGCAAAATAATGTATTTCTTCCAAATCTTATTAATACACCTCCAATGCTTGCTATTACAAATAATGGCGTTGGAATAAATGTGAAGACCCCGCACCAAGATATTCATTTAGATGTTAATGGCAAACTGTCAGCTACTGATTATTATGTTTACAAAGACGATGTGATTACAAAAATGGCCGGGTTTGTTCATAATTCCTATAAGAATTATTTTAACATATACAATGAGAATACCTATAAATACTGCATTAATTATGATAACATTACATCATATGCTTCAAAAATGCAAGGATTAAATGTAAAGCAAGGGATTAATAGTGACAAATATTATCAAAATGATAAGCTCATAGAAACTCTACAGGTCACTAATGTTCCTGATGCTTTTTATACAAATAAAAAAATAGCACTTGGATGGGGAGGTGAAGATGTACATTTACCATTACAGATACGCAATACAAATATTGAAGATTATAATAACTCTGTAATAAGGATATATAGAGGTGTGCGTGGTGGCGGTGTTCATAATAATGCTGATTATAGCGGTCTTGATATATGCGAATACGATAGAGATTTAGGCGAAGACCGAGATTTGGAGAGATGGTTTATTTATAAAAATCATAAGTTTAATGATATTGATTCACGCGATGTAAAGAGAATTGGACCACTACAAATTGGATATACTAATAAAACAATTGAGCCGACAACATTCGGGATGTCCATGTATTATAATAATTTGAATTCAAATTACCATATTGATTTTAATAATCCTAATGTCACATATGATTTTCTTAAAGAAGGAACAAATACTGCAGTATCTATCTATGGTGATTTGGATGTATATGGTAATGTTAACATTATAGATAGTGGTAGCAATAACTTCAACTATCGCCTTAAAAAATTAGAAGGTCTCGCCGAATTATCAAAATATATTGATGTTGTGTCTGCTTCTAATATTATTTACAAAAATATAATAGACCATGATGATATTGAATATTCTGGCAAGAATATCATTTTCAAACCTATCAAGTCAATTATAGTGGATTCAATAGTAAATGACACAATCCCTTTTGTTGTAAAGCAAAATAATGAAAATTACTCGGCTGCTAAGTTTATTACATATTCAAGTAATATTTCGCGTTATTCATCATTAGAATTAGGTATTTATAACAATAATAATTTTACAACAGGATTTGACGATTATCGTGAAAATATTAATAATATGATTGAGTTCCGTGTAGCAAACAAGAATACCAGTAATACAAGCTTGACATTCAGCTACTACAAGAATGATAACAATAATGATTTTTACAATCCATTTGTTGAATTTAATAATAGTTTTTCAAAAACTTATATGCATTTAGGGCAATCCCATAGTGGATACAATAGTAATATAAGTTTGCATATTGACGACGATAATAAATGCGGACTGCAAATAACGAACCTTGATAATCCTATAAAAATAAATTTAGTTAATATTACAGGGGACCACAATAAATTCAAAGTATTATCATCGGGTGATGATAATAATAATCACAAATTCACAATAGATGTTGCTATAACAGATCTTGATATTAAGGAACCTCGGCCAAGCGACATTGTAAATATATTTACTATTGATCCCTATACAAATACTAATAATTTGCGTGATGGTGTTAGGTATGGATTCAATGAACCCAACCCTATACAAACAATGTCAATTAATAGTGAATATGATGAACAGACAATGTTAATAAATGCACGATATACAAAGGACTTTATATATACTATTGGTGCAATTAACAGTAGTAATTTAGCATTAACACCTTTAACTCTACCAGTAAATACTAATAATTGGGATAATACGACTAAGATATATGATACTAAGTTTAATTATAATATTTCAAATGTTTCAGTACCACAATATGATATTTATGGAAACAAATTAGATATTTATAATAGAGTAGTATATAAAACTCTAAGCACCGTTAAGCAGATATCATATTTATCTATACATTCCAATATTAATTTGACATTTAAATTTAATGAAAGTAATGCAAATATTATTAATAGCAATTATACTACTACATTTACTAACAATACAACTGTAAATACTGTTCCACGATTTAGAGTTAATTTTAATAGCGAGAATATTAATTCAGGAGATGGCAAATATCTATTTAATATGTCAGCAGAATTAAAAGAACCTAATAATAAAATAATAAATCTTAATGAAATACAGTATGTTAATAATCCAACATCTAATATTTTTGATATAACTTTGAATAATAATATTATAAGCCGAAATTACTATTTTTCGTGTATATTTAATAATATTTATAATATTCCATCGTATTTAACTGGGATAACAACATCAAACACTGTTTTTACATCTAATTATTCCTTAGTGAGAAATACGAATACCAGTAGTAATATAATATCACTTACAAATGAGATATACACCTATTTGCCACAAGTTAGCACCAATTGGAATGTATCTAAGTTATTTGTAAATAAAAATACAATAAAATTAGACGACATCAATTCAATATCTAATTTATATATTAATGCAACAACTTCAAATTTTGTGCGTTATAATAACGACGCATATACTTATCAAGGTAAGTTTGCTATTTTTAGGACAAACTATTTAAATATCAATAGTTCTAATATTGTCCCTAATACGCTATCAAATAGTAATTATATTATTAATTATAATTCAAATATTATATATTATAATAATGGTACCAGTTATAATAATATATCTAACATAATAAACATAAGGACTTCTAATGAGTTTGTAGATGATCGTTATAAAAATGAGTTAATACATGTAAGCTCTAATTTGTATATCAATGATGTATTTGAGGAGTTTGCAAAATATGGAGCAGGTTTAAGTAATACTATTATTATTGATCAGTATTACAGGAAATATGTGAATAATTGCAACATTAATATACAGCTTACAAACTATAATAAAAGTAAAATAAAGCCTCATATTATATTAGCAAGTGCTATAAGAGATGATTATATTGACAGAACCAGTTTAATAAATGAAATATATAGTTATGATGGAAATTTGAAGTTTAGTTATAGTGACAATCTATTTGAGCATCCGCAATTACTTATTGATAGACTTGGTAATATTCAGTTTTATGGGAATGTAAGTACAAGTAACGACTTATTTATTAGTGGAAATATATTTGACATAAAGGGTAAAAATGTTATAGAAGATCTTGATAGAAAGATATCAAGTTTGGAAACAAATAATAGTAATTTACTATTATCAAGTGTAGATACTATAATTACCAACATAGATTACAATGAGCTCAGTATGAGTAATTATGTATTATCCACGAATAACACATTGGTTGCAAAAGCAAACTTGAATGATAGAAATAGCAGTAACTATGTATTATCTACAAGCAATATCTTGGTGACAAAAGCAAACTTTAATGATAGAAATAGTAGCAATTATGTATTATCTACAAGTAATATTTTGGTTACAAAAGCAAACTTTAATGATAGAAATAGTAGTAACTATGTATTATCTACAAGTAATATATTGGTAGAAAAAGCTAACTTCAATGATAATAATATGAGTAACTATGTATTATCTACAAGTAATATCTTGGTAGCAAAAGCAAACTTCAATGATAGAAATAGTAGTAATTATGTATTTTCCACAAGTAATATCTTGATAGAGAAAGCTAATTTAAATGAAAGTATTATGAGCAATTATGTATTGTCAACGAGCAATATTATTTCAAGGAGGATAACAAATTTAACGACAGATATGATTACAGAAAATAATGTAGCGGCTAATAAGTTTATTGTTAATAATGTGTATAATAATACTCTGCTTGTGCGCGGAGATTTGACTGTAAGTTCTAATTTAATAGTTCTTGGTGCAAGCACTACATTAGAAACGGAAGTATATACAACGGAACGACTTGAAATAAATAATGCAAATAATACAACTGTTGCACTAAATATAAAACAGAATGACTTACTAAATGATATTATTAGGGCATCTAATAGGAATGGCAATGTATATACTCTGGGGAATAATGGCGATATCAAAATTACGGGGACATATTTTAAAAATAATAGAGATATAATATTAGATACGAGCAATTATGTATTATCAGCAAGCAATATCAATTCTAAAAAAATAGATGATGAAGTGAGCGGTCTTAATAATATAATGCGTATAAATGATGTGAATAACAGTAATTATGTATTATTGTCAAGTAATAGATTAGCATCAACTATAAATAATATTAGGAATGCATGGTTTTTTGGGGAAAATAGTGTATACACTCTTAATAATATATCAATAGGAACTACATGCAACATAGATAGGCTAACTGTTGATGGTGGTATTATTGCTTCTGGAGGTGTGATAAGTTCATTTTCAGACAATAGATTAAAGAATCATACATCAAACATAGCAAATCCAATAGATTTGATTAATAAATTAAACGGGTTTCATTATATACCTAATGAATTGGCATTACGATATGGATTTACGAAAACACCTGATATTGGTCTAAGTGCTCAAGAAGTTCAAAGTATTCTGCCTGAAATTGTTAAAATCGCACCGTTTGATATGATGTGCGATGACTATAATAATATTGTATCTAAAAGTGGTGATAATTACTTAACAATCTGCTATGAAAAATTGGCGCCATTATTTGTAGAATCAATAAAAGCTCTTAAAAAAGAAATAAATGAATTGAGACTTGAAGTAGCAGAGCTACGGAGTGGAAGGAATTAATGAGTTTTTTACTTTAATATATCTGATTTAAGTAAGAATTCATTTGAATCTTTGTTTTGGAATGATACATATTTTTCATAGTCTTTGCCAGATAATGTAAGTTCATCATGATCAATTGATATTTTAAATTTATCTTTCATAGGTTCTAATTGTTTGCGATTACTAAATATATATATATATATTGTATATACAAATAAATTTTTTGTTATATCAGTAGCTTCGTACTTTGCGCCTGGAACTTGACACAAATGTAATATTGACATTGTGTCAGCTTTTTCATTCTTTACAAATTTAAAGAAATGGTCAAGGATTGCTTTATAATAAGCTGTAACTAATTTTTTATATTCTATTGATTCTTCTATTAATAATTTATTTTTATTATTCTTATTAGTTATTTTTGGATTATTGTAAGGATTAATTTCATAATATTTTTCTTTTTTAAAAGCCCAACCTTTGAGATGATATACACCTTGTATGTTATATTGTTTAAAATTAGTTTGAATCTTTTTATCTTGGCCAGTTGACCAATCTATATTTTCCTTCCACTTAAAATTTTCATCAGATGGTATATAAAATGTGGCACCTGTATATTTGGTCGCATCAACAAATTTGGGGGTTGTTTTATCACTAATTAATTTATCTAATTCCGTGTTTGTAGTAAGTAAATCGTCACCTTTTCTATCAAATAAGAAATTTTTACCACCTAAATGACCAATATGATAAATCGGTTGGTAATTTTTAACAATAAAAAAATCATCAGAAATTGCAGTTATAGCACTATTTGTTCCAGCCCAACCTTTCTCCAATAAATAGTTTGTGCCATTAGTTAGATAAAATTTTGTGTTTTCCATCTTATTATTTGCTTTAGTGATTAAACTTGTATAAAAATCGGGATGTTGCATATTAAATTTAGCTTCTGTTTTCCAACTATTATTTATAATAAAATCATCAAAATTATAGTTTGTAAATTCTTCTGCATCTTTGTTTGCTGGTGCTGGTGCTGGTGCATCTGGTTTTGCTGGTTTTGCTGGTTTTGCTGGTGCTTGTGCTCCTGGTTTTGCTGGTGCTCCGACTGCTCCTTGTGCTCCGACTGCTCCCGGTGATTTTAATGTAAATTTATAGTTTACTGATAAATGATCAGAATATGTATTTTTATCACCAATTGTTACTAAGGGGGGATTGGTTGTATCAGGGTTATTATCCAACATCATAGTAAATGATATATCATTAAAACCCTCTTCAAAATTTTCTTTAATATCTCCTTTTATTTCATCTTCAACAAAACAACATGTATGTGTAACATTCATTACTTTGAAAGTATCAAATGCATAGCTATTCAATTGAAGTTTTTCTATTGTGCTAAATTCATTCATATCCCCGCATATTATGATTCTTATGTTTGAACCTTTAGTTATATTTATTAAGTAATCAATAATTTTTTGTCTTTGTGTAACATTATTTATATGTATACCCCATATATTAATTATCATAAATTGTTCATTGGTTTCATTATCTTCTAATATAGTTTTTATTATTGGTCTCCAGTAAATATCATCTTTTGTTATCTCTTTATTACTGTTATCACTGAATATTAAGTCACTATCTTCCTGACCATCTATTTTTTTATGATAATGATATTCAGTAGATATTTCATCAAATCTATCTTTTTTATAAAATATGCTTGCTAAATTGAAAGATTCAACATTATTTATAACTTTGTATTTTTCATGTAACTTATTTATATCTTTAGTTTCCTGTAAGCATATAATATCATAATTACCCGTAGTTAATAAAGAGCATATAGTATTTCTTCTTTCTGTATAATTTGATTCATTATTTACATATAGACCATCATTATCGTTTTTGTTAAAAATACTATGATGTAAATTCCATGAAAGTAAACTGATTTCTGGTTGTTTTTGAGGTACAATAGGTTGAACTTTTATATCCGGCGTGTTGTCATCCATTTTCTTATAATAATATATAGTACCACCGTTTGTTGGTGGTTCTGAATCATTTAGGGATTCGCCATTTAAAGGACCAGTATCATCTAATTTAACCCATTTATCATTAGATAATAATTTATAATATACATAATGGCCACCGTGGAAATCTGCAAATCCTTTTAATTTATAATTAACATCCATATGATTTTCATCGTCTTCATTTTTCAAAGTTTTTAAAGTTATAATTTTAGACAATAGTACCTTTTTGTTTGAGAAAGATGTTGTTTTATTTTTTCCTGTTGTTGTTTGCTTGTTGCGCTCTATTAAAATTACTAAATCTTTCTTCATAGGTTGTTTAAAATATGATTTTATAAGATCTGTTTTATTATATACAGAAAGATCTTCTGCAGTTCTTTCTTCTGTATTTAAATTAATTAAGTCTTGTAAAGTTATATTTTTATTTTCATCATTATTTTTTAATTGCAAATGTAATGCTGGTGCTTCCATCTTTGTACTTTGATCATTTTCCCAGTTACTATTCCCGTTCTTTTTAATTTTATAAATAAAATTAAAATCATATGTATCATTTTTAGGTACATTTAACTCTTTTAATATTTTAATTATAAAATTAAAAACATCATATGGATCACCCATTTTTTTTTCAGGAAAGTCACCTTGCATTACATTTAATAAATAATTCCTTAATGGTTCACTAATTTCTTTGTAAGATTTTATTTTCTTCCCACCTATTTCAGTCTTGTTATCATTATAATAATTTATTATATTACTTAAAAGATGTAATGGATATTTTGCGGATCCTCTTCCATCCTCTTGTGCATCATATTCATTATTATTCATGTAAGTTGTAATTTCAGTACATAAATCCTCATTATCTATTATTAATTGTAATGCTGTATGTACATAGCATGAATTACCTTCATATTCAAAATTAAAAACGCGTTCATCATCGTTCTTTTTATCTTTCTTTTTATCTTTCTTTTTATCGTTCTTTTTATCTTCATCATCTTCATCATCTTCGTCTTCATCATCATCTTCATCTTCATCTTCATCATTCCCCTTTTTTTTATCTTTATTTTTCTCAACATCTTCGTCATCTTCGTCATCTTTGTCATTCTTCTTTTTCTCTGCTTCATCATCTTTTTCATCGTCCTCTTCATCTTCTTCCTCTACTTCCTCTACTTCATCTTCTTTACCTTGATGTTCGGCTGGTATATATTCTTTAATCTTTGTAATTATTTCTTCAATATTCTTTTTATTATTTTGAATATTTTCATTAAATTGTTTAATTAATTTTGTCAATATAATATTGAAGTTAGCTTTAATTGCTTTTGTATCTTTAGCAGAAATATCATCTTCGTAACTATCAATAACTTGTAAACTTTTTATCATCATTTTAAATGGAATGTATAAACCCATTGTTATTATTGTATTAGTCGTTGTAATAGGTAAAATATTGAAAGTAACTTTACTTGTTTTTGTTGTTTTTGTTATATTTTTTAATTCTCTACATAAGTCTTTTAAATTAAAATAATAAGTATTTAGTTGACTTTTTAAATTATCATCAATAAGTTTTTGATCATCATCAAGCTTTCCTTTGTCAATTTTTATATATTGTTCTTTAAAAGACTTTATCTTATTTTCAAATAGATTGTATTTTATTATAATTTTTTTAAAATTATTTTCAACAAATTCTAACATTTCTGTATATTCTTTTGTTTGAATTATTGTACCAAGAAGTTCTTCTTGTTCGTCCTCATTGATTTGAATAATATCTATATTATTTGTATGATAATCATAATTTTGAATAATATTTATAAAGAGGTCATTTATTCTTGAAGTATCAAAATTATTACATAAATATATTAATTCACCATAGGCATCAAATATGGCAGTTAATTTGTCCATATATTCTTTATAATTCACCACACTCATTTTTCAATACCTATTATTATATTAATATATATAAAATTATATAAAACTTAATGGTCTATAAGTAAATATAATGAGTTCTTCAAAAAATGTGTCTGGAAAAAAAATTAGGGAGTGTATACAATCATCATTTGATGATGACACAGAATATACGCTTGATGACATAAAGAAAATTGCAGTATCTGTTTTTAAGGATGCTTTAAAAATAGGACAAAGTAAAAAGCGTGCAGTAAAGGTAGATAGTGATGGTGTAGTTATTAAAAAACAACCGAGTAAGTATAATTTGTTTATCAAAGATGAGATGGCTCGTTTAATTACAGAATTTCCTGATAAAGAGAGAAAAGACTTGATGAAACAAGCAGCTATAAATTGGAATGAGAGCAAAGTTGTAGCTGGTTCTGGCGGTACTGATGAAGCAACTGCTTAATATATGGTTTCTGCAATATTGATTTAATTATTTTTTACATATACTAATAATATATCAGTATATATTAGTAGAATGTCAAATATTACCAGGATAAAAGTAAAAACAAAAACAAAAAATCCTAAATTAAATAAACTTTATAGTAAATACGATGAGATAACTATAGAAGATTGCGAAGATCTACTTAATTTTTTATATGAAGATAAAGATGATTTTTGGGTTAATCCAATAACAACTAAAGAAATCAATAGATCAAGTGATATTATTATTAGTTTTTTATCTAAATTATATTATCAATGGGGTGATAATAGGAAAACAATAAATTCTTTAAATTTAACATATAAAGAGCACATTTTAAAATTTATAGATGTTGATTATTTATTTGATGTATCATCGCGTGTAAAGAAAAACAGCTCACCGAGATCTCCACAAGCAGCGCAAGCAGCGCAAGCAGTGCAAGCAGTGCAATCACCGCGATCTCCTCAAGCAGCACAAGCAGTGCAAGCAGCACAAGCAGCAAGAGGACAGCGAGTATCACCAACTTTACCAGCCTTTGTACCAGTATCTCCGTCCAAAGTTGCCTATGCGGGAACCAGAGCTGGGTATGTCTTCAAGACGGGCTCCAAAGGACTGGGATACTATTTGATAAATAAGCATGCTGGGGTGTCAGGAAATAATTCACCGCGTTCTCCGCAAGCTGCGCAGCCTGCGCAAGCTGCTCTACGACAAAAAAGCATTACTCCTCCAGGAAGCAAATCACCGCGTTCACCAAATTCTCCTCAAGCAGCAAGAGGACCACGAAAATCACCAACTTTACCAGCATTTATTCCCGTATCCCCATCCAAAGCTGCCAGTGCAGGGTCTCGGCAGGGGTATGTCTTCAAGATGGGAGCTCAAGGACTGGGATACTATTTGGATACAGGTATAGGATCAGGCAAATCACCAAGATCACTGCATGCTGCGTATGTAGCTCAAGTAGCGCAAGCAGCACAAGCAGCTCTATCAGCACCAAAACCTCTTTCGTTTAAACCAAAAACCGTAAAGGATATGAATAAAAATTCTAATTTACTATCACCGGCTGATTGTATTTATTTAGTAGAGGAGATTGAACAGAAAACACTCAATAAAACGCCAGCACAATTGAAAAATGTTAAGGTTATGAACCCAATAACAAAAAAAGAAATAGGTCTTGACAGTATTGTTCTTCAAAGTTATTTATCAAAATGCTATTATACTAATTATAATCCAGAACTGAAAAAGACAATTGAGAAATTAGTAAATATTAGTCAGTTAATTGATTTAGAAAAGCAAAGGTTATTGGAAGAAAAAAAGAAAGAGGAGGAGCGACTCAAGAGAGAGAAAGCAGAGGAGGAAAAAAGAAAAAGAATTCCTACTATTACCAAGCAGATTGATATATATGTAGAAGAATTTAATAATTATTGTAATGAATTAGAGGCTAATTGCGATGCAAATGGCGTATTAAACGAGCATAAATATATAGCAAATATTGTTAATGCTATAATGGTTATAATATATACTAATTTTTTGCATTTAGATCATCTATTCATAGATTCAAATATAAAGAGAGACAGTTGTTTCAGAATATTTATGTACGACGACGAGCTGCTAAGATATTATACTGCTAAACAACTTGATACGGAAAAAGAGTTTCTAAGGGTATATGAAAGTTATAATATAATATATCAGCACAATAGTTTATTATATATACCACCAAGATTTCACGAATTAATAGCTTCTAATATGGAGAATAGATATTTAAATACTTTGTTTAATCGTCAATATGTATTTAGTTTAGATGAATATGATAACACGCACCCAGAAATAAATTACAATGCAAAGGTATTATATAATGTGGTAAATCAAATTCAAATTGCAAATGTTTTTAATAATTCTAAATTTAAAGGAGATCTTCAAACTACTCTTGCATTTCCTAAATTACTGTTTACTACTATAAATCCTACTGTATTGTTGGATTACAATATGACAAACGGTGTATTGCCTAAATATATATTCTGTAATAATACTGATATGTCTAAGTATTTTGTAGATTTAATAGATATTATTAATAAACGGCTACAAACATTACCGACCATTACCAAAATAAAAAGAGAGAAAGCTCCTGATGTTGCAAAGTATAACCCTAATGAAATAATAAAGAATATGGAATTAAAGTCATTTGGTGACAGCATCCCCGAATACGGAGGCAAAGATATGATAAGAAAAAATATTTTGACTTCTCTAAATTCACAAGATCCAGATTATGTTAAATATAACTTTGATAAATTCAAAGAGGTTGCATATTATAACCAGGAATATACGGGGTCTTACCCAATATTTACTTGGATACCAATAAATAAAAATTTTAATGATAAGGCAAATTTCAGGGTTGCTCCGTTTTTTTGGCAACCTTTTGAAATAGATAAAAACAAGTTAAGAAAGATTGATGCTTATTACAAAAATAATGGTATTTCGCCTTTTAGTAGATGGCTAAACGAGACAATATTCAAAGTTATTACTGATGAATATACTTCGGTTAAATCCCTAACATATGCTGATAGAATTCAATCTATGCAAGAGAGGGTCGTTGAAACTATTGGCAATTATAAGGATTTAAATAGGAAACCCGATTATAAACTTAATAAAATATATTTATACCACGGAACACGAAAAAGATTAGAAACTATAGTTGGTAAAGATAATGATATAGAAGTCTTAGGCTTCTTATCTACGAGTTTTAATGTACAAATCGCATCGCGTTATTGTGGTTTGAATACGCATAACTCTGGTATTATTTATATAATTGAAGTGGATGATACTAAGTCTTATATTAACTTAAACGATCAGTTACAACAAATCCTCATATTGCCTTTTTCAAGAATAAAAATTGTAATGGAGTTTAATGTAGGCGAAGTCCTCGTAATTCTATGCAAATTGACTAAGACGCCTTCAAACGAGCAGAATAACAAACTATATAACAAGATATTAGATATAGCCCAGCCTGCTGTTCCTGTTAATAAATATGTAAGTTATACAATAAAAACGAATGATAATATTATGCCCGAATGCGCTTATATATTAGGCGAACATTGGGAAAAGGATAAGATAAGTGGGAGCAACAAATTGGGATCATATTTAATAGAAAGATCTAAACTAAATAATAATAGATTAAATAATAAGGCTATGCCTAAGAAAGTGTTAGATGAAAACTTTTTATATTTTAGTCTTGGTAAAGAATATGAATTATATGTAGAAAGAGGTATTCCTCTTATTTCTGGCAGTTTTGAAGATTTAGAATATAGCATTCATCAACATTTTATAAAGGATTGCTATAAGGCTCTTGGAATACCTTGCTTAGACTATATATTTTTTCACGCGACGCAACTCCCTAAAGAGAAGGTATCCGCAATACAACCCTTTATTAAAAATGATATCTCTACAGGCATATTAGAAAAAGACTATAGAGAAAATCGTATTCCAGAGTTAAGGTATAATATTAATAATTTCTTTATTGATTGTATATTTAAATTTGATAGCATTAAAATTGAAAACAGGTTGGTTAATATACCAAATATTCATCCATATCATCTTACCGATCCAAGAAACACTAATAAATATGCTGATAAGATAGAGGGATTTAGAGATGCTGGGTTATATATGGATGGTGTTTTAAATTATACATTCTTTAATCCGCAATTAATTATTAGTGAACATATACAATATATGCGTAAATGGAGTCCTTTATTTGCTAAATATAAGGAAGCGAGTGACGAAGAATTGAAAAGCCATTTTATTTGGTGTAATGAGCAAATAGATGGATTAATAAATATTGTTCTAAATGTCAAAGAGCATTACTTAAAGTTTGTCAATCAAACATTAAAGGGCAATACAGGAAAGTCAAGGCGTCCTCAAAAAGAAACTTTTGATCAAAATGCAAAGGAAACAAATGAATTAAATAATATGATAGAAACACTTACATTTACTTTGCTAACACGAATAGCTTTTTATAAGAAAAGCACAAATAAAACGGGTAGCGCACCTTTCATAACAATGATTAAAACATTGCTTGAAGAATGTAATAATAATAATTTAAATATATTATATCAAAATGTGATTGTTGATGATTTAATATTAAAAAGTGATGCAATGAGTGGAGGTATTCTTAGTATGAAACAGATGAAGAAGCTTACAACGGCTGAAAATGCAGTTGTAGATGTAGCGACTGATTCTATTGCTTCAGCGTCATCAGTAGCGTCAGTCGCTTTATCGGCTATATCAGATAAATCAGATAAATCAATAAATCATATGGAAATATATGAGGCGTATAAAAATGTTCCCATACGGGAATCTAAAGATATGCAAAAATTCTCAGAGTTACCAAAAGCATTTAAAGAATATTACAAGGGTGGTGCAAATAAGGATGGGTATATAGACATAAGTAATCACTGTTATTGCAGGTCAATATAAAAAATATAAATAATATAAATTTATTATTTTTTCTTAAGATAATTTAATATATCTTCAAATGTAGGCATATATACAGCGCATCCTAAGCAATACATTAAGTATTTTCTATTTATTTATTTTATATTTTTTTCATAATATTGGTCAAACTCTATATCTTAATTTTTAGACTTGCGCTTAGTATTCTTCAAGCTATCAAGATACTGTTGCCTTTCGTATCTTATATAGTTTTCGTGTTCTTTGCGGACAGGAGGGAGTCTGTAGGGATTAACATAGTCTTCTTTCGGTAATTCATGAAAACACGACATAATAAGCGCCATTATATGCGCTGTGATGATGATGAGAGCAATCATGAATATGAACATATCAACCATTGTAATTGATGGGATTTGCTTTAGCTGCTTTGGGTTTGCTTTAGCTGCTTTGGGTTTGCTTTGTGGTTTGCTTTAGCTGCTTTGGGTTTGCTTTGTGGTTTGTAAGCGACTTCTGCGTGGGTTCTTGTAATAATTTAAATAACTTTAAATCAATTTTTATTATAATTGCAATAAAACATAACAAAATTATTCTAATAATATTGAAAAAACTGACATATATCCATATACAAAATTAAAATATTATAATGGATAATATTAGAATGGATAACAAATATAATGATGCTCTTACAAAGATGGTTGTTGATGAAACAAATTTAGAAAAATGGAAAAAAAAGCTTAGTATAGTAAATAATATTCCAACCGGGTTTTTATTAAATATGGACATAAATCCTAATACGGCAGGTAATGCTGATAATAAAAAAAAGCTTTATTTTGAAAGAGTGAAGACATTTATTGAGAATAAGTCTGGACATTTATTAAATAAACTTATATCAGTTAATAAATCGCATAGAATGCTTGAAGAAAAGAAGGCAGAATACAATGATATTATGAGGCGATATAATAAGAGTATTAAAGAATACAATGATAAATATGATACAAAGGTAATAGTTAGATTAGTATTAAATAATAAAAAAGAGAAGCTGATGGCTTACTTACAATATTTTAATTATAAGAAGCAAACAAGGGATACCTATGATCCGAAAATTATCATTGACGAAGTCCAAGATTATATTCTAAAACACCAAATGTTTGGATTATTTGTAGGTGATTTAATGATGGGATTTTTAATTATAAAGAAGTCGCGAAAGTTTGATATTGATTATGAAGAAGAGAAGGTGGAAACATTTTATATTCAGGAAGTATTTACAGATATAAATATGCGCGGAAGAAAATTAGGAAAAATATTAATAGATTATGCTTTATTATTATGTCCTGTAAATAAGCAATATGTATCCCTTATGACTTATGAAGGGAACAATATGACAAATATAGCAAAATCTATGGGTTTTGTATTACAAAAGAAGCCATCTGTATGTCCTGTAAATAAGTTGTTATTTATACGCAAAATGCATCAAAGTGATTTTGTTAAAACTACCAATAGAATGACAGCAACAGAGTGATATAATAATATATAATATTAAAAAATGATTTAAATATAATTATATCTTTTATAGCAAATATATCAGCAAAACAATATGGATATTGAAATTATAAAAGGTACACATAAAGTTCGTAAAGAAGGACTTGATAAATTTTATACATTACCAGAATGTTCTAAGAAATGCATAGATAAAACTTGTGAATTATATGATATAGCGAGATGGGATTTAATTGTTGAGCCGAGTGCAGGAAATGGCAGTTTCTTTAATCAAATCCAAAGTGATAAAAAAATAGGAATTGATATATTACCAGAAAATGAAAATATAATTAAGCAAGATTTCTTTGATTATTATCCAGTTCCAAATAAAGAGAAAATTTTAGTTATAGGCAACCCACCATTTGGTAGGGTCAGTTCTTTGGCAATTAAATTTTTCAATCATTCTGCCAAATGGGCATCTGTTATAGCATTTATAATACCGCGAACTTTTAGAAAAATAAGTGTTCAAAATCGGCTTGATGATAGGTTTCATTTAGTGTATGATGAAGAATTACCTAATAAGCCTTGTTGCTTTTCACCAACTATGAGTGTAAAATGTTGTTTTCAAATATGGGAAAAAAGAGATAATAAAAGAGATCTTATTGAATTACCTAAAGCTCATAATGATTGGGAATATCTAAAATTAGGTAAAAGAGATACTACAGGACAACCTACGCCTCCTTTAAATGCTGATTTTGCATTAAGGGCATATGGTGGTAATATAGGGGAAATAAAAACAGATGAATTAAATGAGTTAAGACCTAAAAGTTGGCATTGGTTTAAATCAAACATTGATAAAAAATTATTAATTGACAGGCTTATGCAGTTAGACTATTCAAATAGTGTAAATACGGCAAGGCAAAACTCAATGGGTCAAAGCGAATTGATTGCATTATATGCAGAAGTATATGGATAGTATCAAATATCATCAACTCTATAATTTAGTAAATCAATCCAGCATTTATCTCCATACTTTGGGCGAATAGCGTATTCTTTGTCGTTTTCTTGATTATCTAAATCTTCTTCGGTTATTTTTCCTAATTTATGTACTGTCCCATGTGCATATCCTCCGTATTTATATATTATATCCTTCAATTCTTTTTTATTTAATTTGAATATAAATAATTCTCCTTCTGTTTCTACATTATCAACACAAATATAATATGCTGTAAATATATATACACAATCGTGGTTCATCCGCAATTGAACATAGTTGAACTTATTATTTTCTTTACCGCCATTAGATATTTTAATTTCAAAATTTATTTGATTATGCTGTAAATCACCTTTGCATAACGATGCGTTATTTTTCTCCATACCATATTTATTCTTTATATAATGCTCAATCAATGGCCCAGATACTTGTCCAGATAATTGGTTAATCTTGCAATATATGTGCGCGCGTTTTATGTCGGTTTCCTTCATTATTTCAACTTTGTGAATACATTTAGAAATACCTAATATATTTTTAAGTTTCTCTTTGATGTCTTGTGTTAATTTTTCTTCCATATTTGTATGTTCTTATATAGTTTTAAATATAAACAAGTAAATTTTAGATAAAACTCGGCTATAATAGAACATATAAATCCTTAGGTAGTTAGATATCACTTTAATTTTGCGGGAGTGTCTAAGTTGCGGCTACTTGAATTACTGCCATTTTTTCTAAAAATGTTCCATAAGCATTCATTGTTATTAGGGAAGGATCAATTGTTATTGCTTCAAAGCGAATATTTGAAATTTTTACATCGCGTCCATGGTATGTCGTATCTAATTTTAGTAACATATTTTTTAAGCAATTATCGCGTGCGGTATCAAATAATGTGTTATTAAATCCTGAAAGCCCTACTAAATTGAATACATCTGTTACTGATCCGCGAACTATATTGATTGCAACGGATTCGCTTGTATGCGCGATACCCATTTCAATATACGAGGGATCTTTATTTTCTTGCGTAGAAAGCTTTGTATTTAGAAATATAAATGCATTATCTACTGGATTACCGCCTTTATTTTTACTACGACCGCTTCTGCTAATGCCATTGCTTACACTTCCTTTTCCTCTACCTCTTCCGCGCCCGCTTTTACCACCTACAGTACTATTTACAGTAGAATTACTTTGAGACATGGTTGCTTACTATTTACTTAATATATGATTATAAATAATAAAAATAAAAGGTTTATGTAATATAGAATTACTATGAATATATATTTAAAATATTTTATAATAAGTATTGTAATTATATTTTTAGATATTGGTTGGATATCTTTGAATTTGACTAAATATTCAAAGGAGGTTTTAAAAGTTCAAAAAGCAGCAATGAGTTTACGATATGAGCATGCTATAATTGCATATATAATCATATTATTTTCAATATTATATATCGCGATACCTTTCACATCACAAAATATAAAAATAAATAATGGAGGCAAAGATATTAGTGTAGAAAAAAAACTACTATATTCTTTAATGTACGGAGGAGCTTTAGGATTTTCTGTGTTCGGAATATACAACTTTACATCTCTTGCAATTTACAAGGATTTAGATGCAACAATTGCTATTACAGATACAATATGGGGAACCACATTATATACATTATCAACATTCATATATTTATTATTACCTTCATAGTATATATATAATGGAATAAATAAGTTCTAATATATTTTGCATATGTTAAAAAGTGATTAAATAATTTGAAAATATAGTAGAGGCAAACCCAAAAGCTATCCTACAGCTACACAGAAGCTACACGACAGCTACAAGATGTCCGCATCCGCAACATCTATGGTTAGCACTGCTCCTACTATGGCAGTCCTTGCCAAGGAAGCAATGAAGAGTATGTCAGATACTCTCAATACCAAGGAGGAGCTTGAGGAGTTTATCAAGTCTATGATGAAGAAAATCATTACGAAGAAAAAAGAGGAGGAAAAGGCTGCAAAACCTAAGGTAGCTAAGCCTAAGGTAGTTAAGCTGGAGATAGAAAAACTTGTTATGCCTCCTTCAAAGCGCAAAATATTCTATGATGAAATGCGTGTGAAAATACAAGAGGAATTTCCTGAACTAAACCCTAAACAGACAGAGCAGAAACTTGCTGATCTCTGGAGGATACATGTGGAAGAACTCTTCGTTTGGAGATCTATGTAAACTATCTGTAAACTATTTGTAAACTATATATTTTTTATATTTTATTTATTTGCATATGAAATCAATCTAATGATGCTGGCGCAGGGATTGGTAATACAAGATGTTTTTCATTAAAATTACAGTCCTTTGCAAAGTGTCCAGCAATACCACAAGTAAAGCATCTATTATTTATGCTATTACTTATTTTTACAAGTTGCTTTTTTGTTTCATCATCTAATATTGGAGATGTATAAGAGCCACCTCTAACATTATCTATGCCATACATATCCATATATTTGTAAGTATATTTGTCTTCATCATAATTATCGCAATTTGGAATAAGTTCTAATATTTTTATTGGTTTGTATAGTTTTGTCCATTCAGCTCCATTATTTGTAAAGTGGGTTTCAATTCTATAGTGTGGGTTTACAGTTTTACCAACATAATATTTATCATTCTGTAATTCTATGACATAAATGAAAAGCATATTTTTGTATAGTAGTCTTATGGTAAACTACTCAGTTACTGAGTAACTGAGTCAATTTTTTATATATTTATAGTTTTATAGTTTTATAGTTTTATATTATCTACGACCTTTTCTTATAGTTTTACTTACAGATTTACCACCACTTCTAAAGAATATATAATATAGGAAGTAAAAGAATGCTATTACAAAAATTAATATAAATAACATATATACAACCATCCCGGTAATACCTGCAGTTCTGCTCACCTGGCAATAAAGTGAATCGTCAGATATAGGGCACTTTTCTACATTCTTTGAACCAGAATTACTCATTAAAGCTGCTGATCCACCAGATACTAATGCACCTGTTGCTGCACCTGCAATTGCTCCTGATGCAAGACTACTATCTCCGCTTCCGCTCTTAGCTCCTTTGAAGGTTTCAAAAAATAATGCAGGAGCATTAATTCCACTCATATTATATTCTATTATATAGAAACATAAATTATTTACGACTTCTGGAAGGGCGTGATTTTATCATAAAATTGATGAATAAAAAGGTAATAGAATATAAAAATATAAATACAAAGAATATAGGGGTATAAGGAGCCAAAGGATTTTTATTTTTTCGTTTAGATGATCCACGACCACCTCCGCCACCGCCACTGCCGCCCTTAAATGCTTCCATATATTCTAAAACCATATCCATTACAAAATAATAAATCTTCTCTATATCTCTATAATATATTTCTACTAATATAATAGAATTAATATATATATGAGTATGTTAGAAACATTTATTATTGTTTTTACAATAATACTATCTACTATAATAATATTATGGTATATGCATTATATGAATCACCATAATAATGTTTTTGGTACCGGTTCTTCAAGTGCACCGCTTCTAAATATAAATTATAGCAAGCAAGGTGCTGGTTCTTGTTCTGCTTCTTGTGATTCAATAGATCCAGTAAGCGATCCACGATATAATATGCAGCAAATCATTAAACAATCAATATTATTAGAGGAGCATCTTACAAATAAAAATAAAAGATGTCGCGATTGTATTACAAAGCATTTTCTTCATATTATCGGGCTTGCTGAGGAAGCGCAAATGTTAGCAACGAATAAAATAGACAAGTATCCGCTAATAAACGAATCTGTGTTATTATATAATGAGCTCTTTAAAATTTGGATAAAAAATAAAAATTTAAATGGCAAAGACGAAGCATATATATTGTATTGTACAGATAAATTAAGAGACCACCGCAAACAGTTAATAGTAATCTATTTTTTTAATGAAAAATATAATATAGTTACCAAGGATGCTACTAAAGAACATTCTATGTAATATAAGGGATATTATTAGAAACTATTGCTAAATCTACAATTTCTTTAATATCTAAATATGTGTTTTTATGTGCTTCGTAATGTTCGGGATGTATTTCAGAAACCAAGTCTATATTAGGATATGCAAATGGAAATGTAGTAGCGTATGAATTTATTGACGAATATAATGCGACATCTGCGACTACCTGGTATTCACATTTAGTGAAATCGTATTTATTATTTTTAAAATATTTATTTACTAATTTCTTGGCACCTACACGCGATATGATATACATACCTGTAGAAGGTAATAAATATTGCCATTTAATAAAATGAATATTATGAGAAATAGAAAGATTATACAAAGATTTTACTGTAGGGCCATATAAAATTAGCAATTGAACTAATTCAGCATCTTTAGGTAATTCACTTAGCATTTTGTTATAATTAATTTCAAAAGGAATTATAATATCATCTTCCATGACAACAAACCAGTCATTAGCAGTATTGTTTAACCCCTCAATAATTGCTTTAATATGGCTTGATATACACGCATATTCATATTCACACCTTACACATCCTGGATGTTTGCAAGTTAATGGGCGCTTATCCTCTAAAACTTCATCAAAATCGCGTGGTGTTATTGCAGGTATTCTTTGATTATCTAACTTATTATTTTTAAACTGTTCCTCCATAAATGTACGACGATCAATAGATTTGTCAATATTAATCCAGTAATGTTTCATTATGATATATATTAATATTACTAAGATATTCTTAAATATTGCACGCAATGCTTACAATCCATTTAGTTCTATAATATTTCTTCTAAAAAGTTATTTATAACATCATCTGTAATTACGGTACTTTGGGTACTAATATAATAGTTCATAATTTCATCGTATCTTTCGTGTTCACCTAATCCATTTCTTGTAGGATCATTCATATTTATTGACATTATATTATTAATTTCTTCTATAGATAAGTTAAAATGATTAGCTACACGAGCATATAACAAGTTATTTTTGATATAATCTTTAATATGACAACGCTTACAGTATTTATATATGTGAAATAGGTCTTTGGATTTAATAATTTTACAAGAATCGCATTTTCTTAATTGATTCATTTGACTTAAATTGTCATTATTCCTTAAGTATATATGTGTTTATAATCTTATATTATTTTTGCAGTGTGATACATATAATATATTATTTTTGTTATTATTAATTAAATGAAACTAGAACTTAAAAAGTTTGACCCAGGGAGAATCAAGAGTGATTCTGTAGTTGTTTTTATTGGCAAGCGTAATACAGGAAAAAGTTATTGTATGAAAGATATCCTAAGCTATAACAAAGATATCCCTGTCGGCGTTGTGGTATCACAAACAGAACGCGCAAACGGATACTTTGAAAAGTTTATTCCTAAGATGTTGATATATGATGAATTAGAAGAGAAGTTGATTAGCAAATTTTTGACACGACAAATAAATATAACAAATGAGCGTAAAAGGGATTTAGCAAAGCATGGAAATTCATCTATAGATCCACGCGCCTTTTTAATATTAGACGATTGCATGTATAATAAATCTGCGATGACTGACAAAAATATAAGGTGTATTTTTATGAATGGTAGGCATTACAAGATATTCCTTTTAATTACCATGCAACACGGGTTAGGATTACCTCCAGACTTGCGTTCAAATATTGACTATGTTTTTATATTTCGTAATAATATTGTAAAAGAAAGAGAAAAAATATATAATCATTATGCTGGTATGTTCCCAACATTTGATGTATTTAACCAAGTAATGAATCAATGCACTGAAAACTTTGAATGTCTTGTTATAGATAATAAGGTTCAGTCTAATAATATATCTGATATTGTATTTTGGTATAAAGCACAAGATGTTAATTACAGGATGTGTTCACAAGACCTCTGGGAAATGCAATCTTTACAAGATCAGCGCGACTTAATGGGGATGACAAATGAAGAAGGAGAAGACATAGAAGATTATGATCCCGGTGTCTTTGTTAAAAAAAAGGGGTCAAAACTTATAAAGGTCAAGAAGCATGCATCATATTAGGAATCTTTAAGAGTCTGTGATTGTCATACATTTGTTAAATAGCTCTAAACATTTACCATCGCAATAAAACCCACACATATCGCATTTTTTAATTGGCATATTACAATTTTTACAGATAAACATTGTTTGAGTATAGATAATATTATCAGCAGAATAACAGAGAAAACAATATGAACTCTTCTTTAACATTTAGGTAATAGATAGGAGATATTATTTATCATAATATATCAATTTTTATTATGATGATAAAATATAATTAATATTATGATATGAAACTATTTGATATTACACCTTTGGATATTTAAAATACCGATTTAAGAGTGGAAATATTGTTATGGCTTGAATAGGTAGTAATAGAAGTTCTATTTAATCCTAATACTGTTGAAAAAATTTTGCCAAACATCTTACGACTTTCAAACTGGCATGTAATAGGATTAGATATTATTTGCTTGTTTTTGTTATTTATAGCACAAGGAATAATATCTATGTTGGTCATATATATATTATTAGATAATAATATATTGTCTTTATAATTATTAAACCTGAATACTAATATCAGCGTTTTAAATCTCCAAAGGTGTAAAAAAAAGTTAGATCATTGAGATCATTGAGATAAATATAGCTATGCTTAGCTTGTTAATATTTTAGAAAAAACTTGGTTTTTTATTTTTTACCACTTCTTTAATGTGTATCTTTTTAATTTGACTTATATCTGTTAAATTACTCAATGTACTATCTACACTTGTTACGCTTGATACGCTTTTGGCATCATCTTCATCGTCGTATTTGTAATTCTTTTTATTCTTTTTATAATCATCTTTATTTTGCGATAATGAATTATACTCATCTTTAATATTGTCCCATTGATTGCGTACAATATTCTTTTCTTTTTCTTCAAAGTTTTTGATTGCTTTGATATTTGTTTGCTCACTACCTTTAGAGAATGATATTTCTTGGATATTCTCTTCATTACCCTTTTCAAATTTACCACCTTCTTTGTATTCATCTTTTATATATTTTATTTTTGAAGTATCTACTATAATATTTATATTATTATTGGTATATTCTTTATCTCTTTTGTAATCTATGATGTCTTCCTTATCTCTTTTGTAATCTATGATGTCTTCCTTATCTCTTTTGTAATCGCTGATGTCTTCTTTATCTCTTTTGTAATCCCTTATATCTTCCTTATCTCTTTTGTAATCCCTGATGTCTTCTTTATCTCTTTTGTAATCTCTAATATCTTCCTTATCTCTTCTATGATCCCTGATATCTTCCTTTTCTCTTTCATACTCTCTTATATCTTCTTTATCTCTTTTGTAATCTCTAATATCTTCTTTATCTATTTTGTAATCCCTTATATCTTCCTTTTCTCTTCTATGATCCCTGATATCTTCCTTTTCTCTTTCATACTCTCTTATATCTTCTTTATCTCTTTTGTAATCTATGATGTCTTCTTTATCTCTTTTGTAATCCTTTATATCTTCTTTATCTATTTTGTAATCCCTAATATCTTCCTTATCTCTTCTATGATCCCTAATATCTTCCTTTTCTCTTTTGTAATCTACAATGTCTTCTTTATATCTTTTGTAATCTACAATGTCTTCTTTATATCTTTTGTAATCTATGATGTCTTCTTTATCTCTTTTGTAATCCCTTATATCTTCCTTTTCTCTTTTGTAATCCCTTATATCTTCCTTTTCTCTTTTGTAATCTACAATGTCTTCCTTATCTTTAAGATCTTTAATATCTTCCTTATCTATTTTGTAACCCCTAATGTCTTCTTTATCTCTTTTGTAATCTACAATGTCTTCTTTATCTCTTTTGTAATCCCTTATATCTTCCTTTTCTTTAAGATCTTTAATGTCTTCCTTATCCCTTTTGTATTCTCTTATGTCTTCTTTATCATTTTTTTTATATTTGGTATAATCTTTAATATCTTCATCATCTTCATCATCTTCAGTTTCTTCAATATCTTCGCCTTCTCCTTCATCATCTTCTTCTCCTTCATCATCTTCTTCGCCATCATCTTCTTCTTCTCCTTCGTCATCTTCATCGCATTCAACTACTCTTTCCATATCTTCTTCGCTTTCAACTTCTCCTTCTTCATCCTCAATTTTTCCACTTTCAACTTCGTCTTCTCCATCTTCATCTTCAATTTCTCCACTTTCAACTTCTTCACTTTCAACTTCATATTCTTCTTCAGCATCATTAACTTCAGTAACTTTGGTAACTTCAGTAACTTCAGTAACTTTGGTAACTTCAGCATCATTTTTAACATTTGCAGTATTCTTTGATTTATTGACAATCTTAGCAACTTCATCTTCATTTTCATTTTCATCATTTTCGTCGTCGTCTTCATATTCGCCTGTATCTTTAAATTGATTTACATTTTCTGTTAGATTATCTTCAATTTGCTTAAATATTTCATCAAATGGTACAAAATCTCTGAAGGTCTTCTTTATAATTGATCTTATATTTTCTTCAATTATATTGAGATTATTTTGATATTCTGCATCCTTTATATTATTTCTATTATATAAGTAAGCATTTTTCCAAGAGAAGGATGCAGCATTTACATAGCATTTGTGAACAAAATCTTCAGGATTTGGTATTTTAATTTTGATATTATCAAACTGATCTCTATATTCATATATCTTTATTTTTATAGTTGTTATAATAATACTTTTTATCAAGTTTGGCAAATATTTACATTTTGTATATTTCACAATTTTTTTATATTCATCATTCACCATGTTATTATTCCATTTGCGGATACTATATAATTCATTTTGAAATCCTTTAAGCCCCTTTTTTTCTTGCATCATTTCAGTATACAAAGCATATATACGCTTTGATATTGCAACACTTAAAATATCCTGTATATGTTCTATATATTCGTTTCGTGTATCTATTAAACCTTCCATATATTTAGTAATTTATAATATTCTTTATATATATAAAAAAGTTTCTTTTAATTATATGTAAATAGGATATAATAGAATATAGAATAATGAAAGGATATATAAAGAGTGGTTACATAAAGATGGATGGTATTACCAAGATTAAATATAGAAAGATAGATGGGGCTGTAAACGAATACATAAAATATAAGAAGAGAATGATGAATATTGACAGATATAAAAAAATAATATTTAACAGAATAATAATGGATATGATTAAATAATTAAGATCAATACGATCGCTATGAATAAGTAATAGCAGAGCTTGCATTTTTATGGTCAAATAATATTTCAGCAGTTTCATCAACAGTATCTTGTATTACATCAATATGCGAGAGAATTACAATAGTATTATAAAACTTAAGGAGACTTTTGAGAAATGTAGGAACAATTGACAAGTTATATTTATCAAAGTTGATAAATCCCTCATCAATAAATAATTGATTACAGAGAACATCGTAATTATTAAAATACAATGATAAGCGAAGAGCAAGAGATATAGCGAATCGTTGAAACCCTGATGCCTGAGATACAGAGATGTATTGCTTGTCGCCTTCGCTACCTTCAGTAGTTATATTATCATTATGAATTAACCAATTTATATGCACTGTATCATTAGATATATCTACATTATAATTTAATTTGAATGATTTAGTATTAGTATGGCATAGCGTTTTAATAATTTTATTAGTTTTATCAACAAGTTTATTGAGAATTAAGTTTTCATATAGTTCCTTTCTAAAAGATTGAAAGTTTACAAGAATAGTATCAAGAACATCAATAATTGCATCAAGATCATTATCAATCCCAAGCAGCATATTGTAATTATTTTTATTTTCATTATTATATGAGTTAATTGTAATATACTTTACAATCTTTTCATTTAGATTTTTAACATCATTTGTTTTATTTGCAATCAAGTCATTTAATTGTATTTTTTGTTTTATTAGAGGTTTTAGTTGCTCATTGCTTTGATATTCATTATATAATTCAGTAATCTCTATAATTTTCTTCAATCTATAGTAATGGTATGCATCTATAATTTTCTTATTATTATCATACAATAACCAATCATCATAACTTTGTTTTAATTCTAAATATTTAGTAATGCGTGGTTTTATAACATCATTGTAATGTATGGTTTTTTCTAATTCTTCAATAGCCAATTTTGTATCATTATATTTATTTTCCCACTCTAAATAAATCTCATTTAATTGGATATTATTTATATCTTCAAACAGCTGGAAAGAGTATATATTAAAATAATTAGAATAGTCAGTTATATTTTTGAGTTCTAATTCTTTGCTTGTCAGTTCATCTTTGAAAGTATTTTTAGAATTTATGATAATGTTCATATCATTTGTTATCTTTCCATAAGCCTCTTTAAACTTATAATAATCGTACCATTCATTCAACATATGATACTGTTCCTTTGTTTTTTTATTATCTTCAAAGCGTTCTTTGACATTTTGAAAGTCATTAACCGAGTAGTCTATATCTCTTCTATTAATATTCAAAGTATTCATTATAATATCAATCTCTTTAATACGCGATACCCATGGTCTATTACAACATATACAGCACTCCGGATTATATTTATATTCTTCATTAGATGAAAATACAATGAGCTCTTTATTATAGCTGTCTATTTGGGCATCAATTTTATCAATTGCTTCAATTTTATCTTGGTATTCATTTAATATAATAATATCATCGGCAATCTGCTTATCAATCGCTTCAATATTGTAATGCTTAAGTTCCTTTGCAATTGATAAGGCCGTTTTAAATGTTTTAAATGTTATGATATTGCGAGGGATATTTACAATTGTTAGGTTTTGTTGTTTAGAGAACAAGATATTGAAATCTTTTTCTAAAGATGAAAGCATATTATTAATATTACTGATATCAGCTACAAGCTTATCTTTGCAACTAACAACATTATAATAGTGTTCCAAGCATATAGGGTCATTTATAGATGCTTTTAGTTTTTTTAATATATTAGGGTCAATAGCAGATGATTTAGAAGTTGAAGTTATATAATTATTAAATGCATCATGAGACTTATAAATTTTTAAAATAAGAGAAGTTAATTTATCAATATCTCTATTTGGTGTCTGTGATAAAACCTTGTTGGGTTTATTAGTAATTAAATCATTTAATTGTTGTTTATTTTTTATTAAAAGGGTTTTTAGATTATCTGTGTTATCTGTGTTATCTGTGTTATCTGTATTATCTGTGTTATCTATACTATAATTATTGATATAATTACCTAAGCTTTTTTCTTCATTATTAAGGTAAGAAATATCGCATGGTTTATTAATACTTGGTAATTTATTGAAATCATATTCAAGCTGATGATAGTAAGATTTAGCTAACTTTCGCAAATTTTTCAAATTATTAGTATCATTATCAACTACATTTAAGATATACTTATAATTATTAAGTTTATCTTTGTAAGTTACATAAGTATCATCAGGAACAATAAGATCTGCAGAATTTTCAACAATATCATCAATAAGGCTAATATAGTCTGTGTCAATTATAGATAAATTTAAAGGATCATTAATATCAATATTTATAGAATTGAAAGTATTCAGCAATTCGGTTCTTTCAAATTCGGTAGCTTTTAATTCATTTGTTAACTTAGTAATAGAGTCGTCATTAACATCATTATTTTTTCCATTAAATAGTAGTTTTTCATAAACTTCTTTTTTACTTTGTATGTTTTTTTTAAAATCTCTATATTTGTTGATAGCAGTTTTAAACAGATTATAAAGGTGATAAATATATTGAATATTATGTGATTTATCAATCGTCGCCAAAGTATCTTTGTAATTTAATGCGAGGATATCATTATCTATATTTTGTGTAATCATAGAAGTAGAAAGGAAGGTATCAATATCACCAAATAGAGTTTTGACTTCAGTATTGCATGCAGTATCTTTTTTTAATATAACTAAATCAGCAGATTCTGTAAATTTAGAAAGTACCGAAGATTTATTAGTAATTTTAAAAGTATTTTTCTTTTTACAAAAGTCTCTTTTAATACGATAGGTAATATTATCAATTTCAATATCAATAATCGTATAACCCTTATCTTTATTATGATTTATAATACCTGCTGAATAAGTATCAAACTTATTATTGGTAGCCCATATTGCCAATTGTAGAATATCATAGATTGCTGATTTTCCTGTACCATTAGATCCTTTAATCATGAATGTTTTTGCATCCAAATCTTTAAAATTAACCCAGTTTTTATTTTCATAACACAATAGACCACCCCACTCTAAATATTTAATTAGGAAAGATTTTTTAAGAGGTTGTGTATCATCTGTACTATTACACGAAGTAATAATAGGCACAAGCTCTTTATTTCTCCTTATACATTCACTATGAAGTTCTTCGGGATATTTATTAATATCAAATAGAAGACTTTCTTTATCTTTGATTACTTTCAGCAATATTATATATTTTTCAGGTGTTAGTAGTTTTTTAAAATAGTCAAGTAAATAATCAGTATCAACCAAGGTATCTTGCTTTGCATTATCTATTGCAATGATTGCGTCACCAAGATTATTGTGGTTATTGTTATTCAATCCATTTAATTTAGAAACAATTTGGAAAGAAATATCAAATGGATTTAATATATTACTTAGTGTTTGATAGTTTATATTTGAAAAAGTTTTTATTTCTAATATTTTAGGGAAATATTTAATATATTTTTTAATATATGTTTCCAGATGCTCTGTATATTTACCATTAGTTCTAATAAAGATATTTTGTGTCACATCTTCAATAATATTAATATAGCCAATATTATTATAAACATTTATTTCTTCAACCTCCTTATTTCTAAGGTTCCATAGAAGATACCCATGGTCAATAATATCTTCTCCAAAGTTTTGCTGTATAAGACTACCAGAATATCCGCATATACTTTTCTTTTTATAATTAAATACTTGTCGCTTATGGATATCACCGAGAAGGACATAGTCAAAATCTTTCACCCATTCTAAAGGGTAAGGATTAAAAGTTTCTTCTATTGATTTTCCATTGTATAATTTAGCAGAAGCAAATGACCCATGAAATAGTGCAATCTTATGTTTTACATGATCTTTTATTACAGGAAATTGTGGTAAATCTTGTATTCTTCCGCTATTCCTATAAATATCCAAAGTTTTATCAATACTCACAAAAGAGAAGCCAATATCATCAATAATAAAGGATGTTGAAGTGTTTAATACAAATACATTGGGTATATCAAAGGTTGACGAATAAACGAGAGAAGGCTTATTAATGTCACTTTGGTCATAGTCATGATTACCAGATATAATATATAGCCTGCCTATTTTTGACAATGCTTGGATAAACTCGCGATATATAAATAAACCATAGTTTCCAATAACATTCTTATTATGAAAGATGTCACCAGTAATAACAATAATATAATCATCAAAAGACAGATTTAAGTTTTTAATTTGTTCGCGAATAGATACAGTAGTTTCCTTAAATACCTGGCTATATTCTTCATATCGCGAGTAAGTATTGTCACCATTTCTAATATGCAGATCAGACAAATGAAATATATATGCAAGGGGCATTTTTTAATATATAATAAAAATATTAAGTATCATTTTTTTATATTGTAAAAAAATAAAATGTTAAATGGCAAGAATGATATATATAGAATTAAACTATTTAGGAATATTATATATTTTTTTAAGTAATTCTTTCATTTTTCGTAATCCTAAAGTATATATGTCAACTGTGTTATCATTTATATGTGTTCTTAGTTTTTTTTCAAAATAAGAGGTAAGTTTTTTATTTTTATATTGCTCAACTCTTAATTTATATTTAAATAATGCAGAATTCTCAATGGCCTTAGGTTTATTTTTAATAGTTTTGCGATCAATAATAGAAACTCCTCCATTCATTCTTGAGAATTCACTTAATTTTGTTTGTTTTAAATCTTTTAATTTTTTTAATTCAACTTTAATATTATCAGTGCCACTATTACGACCACGACTTCGGCTTCGGCTTCCACGACTTCTACGACTTCTTCGTTTATCTCGCGAGCTCCTCCTTTCTCTTCCTTCTCTTCCTTCTCTTCCTTGTTCTCTTTCTCTCTCTTGTGCAGTTTCTCTTGCACGCTGTGTATTTTTAGGTCTACTAACTTCTGTTTTAAGATTAGTAATTTTAGTATCTATTTTACTTATAGAAGTTAATAGAGCAATCTTTTCATTTTGTTTTGTTAAATCAGTAATTATATTATTAAAATGGTGGCATATATTAATGACTACTTGAGGGGTTATGACATGTATGACATGTCGTTCTTGAAAAACTTCTATAGGGTAAGTTGTATCAGGGCGCCAATATAATTCATGTATGCTTGTGTTTAGTCTGCTATATTTTTCTAATTCAGGAGTCAATTTTCTACATAAGGAATATATATTAGTAGCATCTTGTAGATCTTCTTTTAAACTTTGAATTTCCGGGATTAAACTATCTAAAATATCTAAAATATCTGATTTAGTAGTTTTTAATTTTTCTAAATCATTTGAAGTTTTACTTTCTCTTTTTCTTTGAAGATTGCTATCGCGTTTTTTATCATCACTATGTCTTTCTCGTGCTCGTTCTTTCATTGAATCTAAATTTACAGAGCGTTTTTTACGCAAAGACATAGATCTAATTTTAGTATCAAGTTTATTAATATCACTTTTAAGTTCTTTAGATTGAATATTAAGAGTTATAAGTTTACTATGTTTAATTTTTATAATAGGTTCAAGAATTAATTCAATCTTATCATGTATTTTTTTTTTATTTTCATGAAGGTCTGGTTGATAATTATTAACATATTCTGAAACATATCCATAAATCATTGGAAAACTATTTGTAAATAATTCAATATAGACGGGGACCATAGCATATAAAACACCTTCTGCATCATGGTCACCACTTTGTTGACTTAATAAACGATCATGTTCAACAAATGCACTTCTTAAATCTAAATTTGTTTTTAAAAATTTTTTAAATAGATGTGGAAAATCTAAAATTCTTTGCGTTTGAAACTCAATAATCTTTTGATAATAATCTAATATACTAAGATCACAGCCTTCATATATTTTAAAAGCGTCGCGTAGGGGTTCAGCATATGCTATAGTTTCTGAATTTTTACTTAAATAATATGCTGTCAGATTTACTATATTACCAACAAATCTATTTTTTTCTATAACTAATAAACGGTAGCAATTAACGAAGTGTATAAATTTAGCCAAATTAGTCTCCATATTTCTTGTAAATGTCAATATCAGTATATAGGCAAAATAGTTATAAAACAATCTATTTACATAGTTTTTAAAGATTACACCTATTGTACTTGTAGAGACAGTAGTACTGTTGAAAGTAGCTAATACATCGTTATTTAATAAAAGGTTAGTAAATTCATCACTATATAGTAGAGACAAATCATTAACTACTAAAAAGCGGTCATAAGTTTTTTGTAATTCATAATTTTCACATAAGTTTAATAATTCAGGAGAACTTTCGCTTAATATAACACCACCTTTGAAAGGTGCTTTGTTTCTCTTTAATCGCTTAATGTTTTTTATATGACCTCCTGCAAGTGCTCCAGTTGACGCGGAATCTTGCAATGAAGGCAGAGGGCCACCAGGTGCTCCATTAAGAACACATACTTTGCCGCACTCATCACCACAATTTGTGGTTATGATGGCAATATTAGTAAGTAAACTTTTAAAAACAGATGGTAGTGATTTTCCCAAAATACCAAGTTTATTATTGTTACCAACAAAACCTAATAAAAACTCTCTTATATCATCGTTAAAAGCTGCTAAATTATTTGGATCATTGAGATATTCTATAATTTGTTCATATTCTTGCTGTGCTTTTTCTATAAGACCAATATAACCATTAGATTGTAAACCATTATATTTTTCTTGTAAACCTACTATTTTTGCTTTGAGTTCGTCTATATAATTTTTTAAATTGGCTTCATCAGTATCTAATATATTTTTGTCATCAACACTTTTATAAGTGTATTTGGATTTAAAAACAGAATAGCGTTGTTTGAGCGTTTTCATAGTAGTTAATAATTCTCTATACATTGTAATCATAGATGCAGTTAAATTTAAAAAAGCATAAACATTTTTCAACCGCTGAACATAGCTATCCGCAAATTTACTATTATCATAATAATCTTTATAATTACTTTTAAATCCATCATCAACATTTTCAGGATTAAATGGTTTAAGTTTTGCCCATGCTATAAGCGGATCAAGAAGCTGTGTTTTTAAAAACTTGTTTTGATCAAGAGGCTTAGATTTATTTTTATCTAAAATTTCTTTAAAACTAATAAAATTAATAGGCAAAATCTCTTTCTTCTCCTTCCTTGATGAAGAAAAACTTATTTGGGTTAATGCGACTAATTTATCATTAATAATGTCATCAGCTGTTTTTAAATCACTTTTAATTTTAGATTTTTCTATAACATTAGGGATTGAGGAATTATTTAATAATTTAACCTGTGTTTTTTTATTATTGGTGTATACAATATTATTTATTTTTGTAGTAAAAACTTGTTCATAAAATTTGCATATAGAATGCATTGTTAATACGAGTTCTATAAATTCATATAATGAAGATATTATTGGTCTAATTTTTGGAATATTTGCATCATCATATACTGTTGCAAGGTCATAATCAACCGTGAAAGTAAAAGTTATTCGTTTATCTGAACTAAGAGAGTGTGTAGGGCGATTGCTGTATATAGTATTAATATCTTCTAATTTACGCAATCTTATATCTTCGGGTGTTAGATATAGAACAAATGTATTTGAGTTAGTTTGGTGTAATATAGCGAACTCTTTTTCAAATAAAACAAGTTGTTTTTGATAAGAGACAAAATGTTTTGTTAAGTTACTAAAAAACGCATCTTTGTCTATAGCCTTATCACCATATTCATAGCAAAAACACGATTCATTAAATGTATTAGTATTAACTAATTGTCTAATACGGCGATCTGTACCATCATGCGTATCATTACCTACAATTAATTGTATGCTATAAAAATCATTCCAACATCTGTAAAGAGTTTTTCCTAAATATATACTATTAGAATCAATATAAATCCAGCGATGATTTTTGGATGAACAATGTCCTATAATGTGGGGACAATTACATAAGATGGCGATTTGAGCCAAATAAGAGTCACAAGTTGTTAGAATTATGTTATTATTAAATGCGCAAATCTTTTGTTTTCCTGCAGCATCAATTCCAATATCTATTTTTACAAAATAGAAAAACAGGCAAATAAACATTTGACAGAAATCACCAAATCCCTTCATCAAAACTTTCAAATTTATTATAATTTTTTTAATTTTACTTGGATCTTTTATATCACACATATTTGTAAGCCAATCTATTAAATTTATTATTTTTGGACACAAAACATTGCATACGGCAAGAGTGCGAATAATGCGACGGACAGTAAAATCACCTTCGGCACCACCCAATCCTTCAAATTTATGCGTATTACCTGATGCAGTATGTTTTATAATAATTGTAAATACTTTTGTACCATGTAATAGATTATTATATTCTGTATTGCAATTACCTGAGCAATCTATATATAAACTAAATTCATTTAGTATTTTAAAAAAGGATTGATAAAAAGCGAAAGCCAGGTTAGTTATTATATATTCAATATTATTAGATATTTTGTAATGGGGACATAGATTAAAAGATTGCATATTCTTTGAAGAACAAGATGCTGAGTCAATATAACTTGTGATTGTATATATTTCTTTAATATCTTCAATAACATTTAATAACTTTGGAGGCGCTGTATCACTAATCATATATTCAATACCTTCTAACTTTTTATTTGGATCAGGATCTATATTTTGATGTAATAAATTGCCATGGTAAAAATCTTTAATACCTTCAATAGTTAGTTTATATTCAGGATTAGGACTGGTTAGACATTTACTAAGACCTATTATTGATACACCAGCGGCTAACTCAGAACACTTGGTTTCATCAAATTTTGTTCTTTCATCGCCGCTCAAAAAATCATGATCCTGGTCAGTTAAAACAGCTTTAATCATAATATTTAAGAAGGCTATATTTTGTGTATCTAAAGGTTTTAAATCAAGTATTTTAAACATAACATTTAATAAAGGTGAATTTATTATAGCGTCAGTCCAATCAAAAATACCATCAGTCCATATATTATTAGCTTTAAGAAAATCCAACATAAAATGCAAATTATTTTGTAGTTGTTTTTGTAATTCAATTAAATCAAAATTTATATGATACAATGGATCAATAGTTGTACATAATGGTTGCGTATATTTAGGTACTCCCTTATCGCTCGGGTTTATACATTCACAGCAATTAATTTTGTTTGGTGTCTTTGATTTTGTTTTTGATGATTTTTTGGCGGCTCCAGACATCTAAAAGTATACTCTAATTAAATGTTAATATAAACTTATTATAAAAAAGGGTATTGTAAAGGATAAAGGTATAGTTTGTGTAATAGCTAATAATAAAAATAAATATTGAATATATCTTGATAATTATTTACTCATTACATGATTAGATTTTGTAGGTTTAGTAAATATTTTCTTGCTTTTTTTTGATTTACCTCCGTGTGACATATTTTTTTTTATTGGACTAACACCAAAATTAAAATTAACAGGTGCAGGTTTTGGATTGATTTTATTTTCTAAAGCTCTTGTAAATCTTTTTGTAAATAATTTTAATTCTGTCTTCAAATCTATTTGGGGGTTCTTGACATATTTTGAATTATAATATTGATTAATACTTTCTCTTATATCATGTGATGTAAATGGCTTTTTTTGTTCTCTACTCTTTTGCGGGGATATACTATAAGAACTTTTCAGTTCACCTTTGTTTAGAGGGGATATAGTAGAATTTTTTGGCTTATCTTTATTTTGAGAAGATCTGCTATTATCTTTTTGGGATGAAGAAGGACTTTCTCCAAGTTGAAGTTGAATTTTTGCAGGGGATATTTCTCTTACCTTTTTTTTAAAACCCCACATATAATACTCTACTATAAAAATTTAAAAAAAATGATAATATTTAAAAAATAAAAAGTATATATAAAGTAAGTAAATCACGGCGAAAAATGGAAGAAGAAAATAATGAAATTGAAGAAGTGAAGGTAAAGAAGACCAATGCAGAGAACAATAAAAAATATAGGATGAAAAAGGGTGATGAGATAAATGCAAGAAGAAGAGAGCAAAGGAATAATAAGAAGGCAATACAGACACCAAATATAGATTACGAAGTAAAAGAATTAAAGAAGATAGTAAAATTACCGGAAAAAGGTAAAACCATTGATTTAGCAGAAGCAACAAAGAATAAATATAAGAGATATATAATAAATTTTTATAAGAAATATACTGGAGACGATCTAAAAGAAGATGATGATATAATATTGAAGATAGATGGTTCAAAATACAAAGCATTAAATATTTCAAAGAAATTTAAGATATTAATAAATAAAAATATAGAAGCGATAAAAGGTTCACCTACAGATACAAGTAATATATATAGTATCTTTAGGGGTATTCGTGGTTTCATAGATATTGCGAAGATATTGTACCCATATTTAAAAGATTACGCGGAACAATATGATGATAAAAGAAGTGAGATAATAGCAGAGGCAGAAGATTTAAAGATTAGTTTTGAAAAAAAAGATATTTTAGAAAATCTTAAGAAGATAGAAGGTAAGGAAGATAAGATAATATATGGATATTTAATGTTAATGAAGGGACGGGTACATGATTTAAGATATACAAAGATAACAAATAAAAAGGAAGATACGAATGATGTAGGACATAATTATATATATAAAAATGAGTATTACATTAATAATACAAAGAATAAGAAAAAGAAGATAATAGAGATAGAGAAGGAATTTTCTTATTTGTATGAGGGAATTGAGGAAGGATATTTATTAGGAAGATTAATGCCGTCATCAACGGTTGCAAAGAGGATAGAAAGTATAACCATGAGGGTATATGGTAAACTGTATACATCATCGAACATGAGACATTTGAATGCGACGGGAATGAATGGGGAAGGAGTGGATAATAAGGGAAGGAAGGAGAGTGCAGAGAAGGCAGGGCATAGTATAGGGGAACAGATAAAATATAGTTACAAGATAAAAGGAGGGATGGGGTGAGGGGATGAGATAGGGGATTAGGGGATGAGTTATTAGAGATGTTTTTACACCTTTGCACATTTAAAACGCCGATTTTTACTATTAAAATGATATAATAATTAAACAATATTATAATATGTAAA